GACACCCTTGCCACGTTGACCGCGCAGACGATCAATTTCACCACGTACCTGTAAATATTCCTGCAGCCCACTAACGGCCAAATTGATTGCAACGGTAATAACGCCAATCGCCGCCAAGGACTGCAAGCTGGCGATCAAAGGATTGACCTTGCCGGATGCGGCAGCAGATTGAGCCGCCAAAGTTTTTGCATTATTGGTGTATAAATTAAATGCGCTCGCTGATGTTGTAGCTGCAGCGCCACTAGCGGCCAATGCAGTTGTTGTGCCGACAAGGCTTCCAACCAAAGCAAAACGAATGGCAATGATTGCTTCAAACGCTTTTTTGACAACTAGGACTTGAACGCCAAGGCGAATTAACTCAACGGTGGCGTTCTTAACGGGTTCAGGCAGGCCTGTAATTGCCCGCACTAAGCCGGTTATATCTCTGACCAGCGGCGCAACGATTGGCAACAACTCATTGCCGATTGCAATTTGCAGGTCATCAACAGCGTTCTGGAAATTCTTGAATTTTTGAATATCGCTCTGCTGAATAATTTGGGCAATTTTTCCGGCGCCCTCGGTTTCAATTCGGCGCAAGGCAGCAACAACAACCTCAGAGGTGAGTTTGCCTTCCTTGGCATATTCCTTAAGGTCGCCTGCCGCGACGCCTGTTTGCTGACTGATGGCAACAAGGATGCCGGGAACCAGCTCGGAAATTGATCGAAATTCATCGCCCTGCAAACGGCCAGAGCCTAAAGCCTGAGCAAGCTGCGTAAACGCGGCGGAAGCCTCGGCGCCAGCAACGCCTGAAAGTCTTGCAACAGTATTGAAGCCGGTAAACGTGCTCTGAATATCACGCAGCGATACTCCAAGCGGTTTGAGGCGAGCGTAAATATTGGTGACCCCTTCGGCTGCCTCACGATTGCTCAGACCAAAACGACGGGCAGATTCAGCCGCAAATTGCTGGACCTTGGCGGTTTCGCCATATTGAGCCGTTAGCAACTTCAGCCGCAGTTGCAGGTCGTTAAAGCTGGCAGCGGCCTGTACCGCTTGACGGCCAACTTGAATTAACGCAAGGCCGGCAGCAGCACGCTTAAGCCCTTCCAGTGCGCTCTGGGCTTCCTTTGACGCGGTATTGATCTGCCGAAGGCTATTGACCGCACCGGCACTTCTTACCTGTACGTCAACGACAGCTACGGCCACAGCAACGCACTAACCCTGTCTATGCAGTCTATCGCCGTGCTTTCGCCTTGGCCTTATCCATCTCCTCTTTTTCGCGTTCGCCCTTGACCTCGTAATAGGCGGCGAACATCACAAATTCGGCCTCGGTCAACTGACCACGGAGTTCACTTACCGTTTTTCCCAATTCGGTGGCTAGGAAGAACTCAAAGAACAGCCAAGAGTCTTCCTTTAGCCGTTTTTTGCTTCCTCAAGACCCTCGGAGTTGCCAAGGCCAAACAAGAACAGCTCCAGCTCGTTCAACACCGATTCAGGGAGTTCGCGCTGCAGCTTGGCGGCGTCGGCAGCAACAAAGGCCTTGGTGCCATCTTCAAGCTCAGCCATCTGGCACAGCATCTGGGTGCTGATCTCCAGAGCCTCCTCGCTGCCAGCCAGAGTTGTTGCCCGCTTACGGTCAGCACGGGTAATCGGTTTGAAATACAGCGACAAGACAACAGCGCCATCGGCTCTTTTGATGTCAAAGCGACGACGCTGGTTCAGGTCAAACGCCCCGGTGAGAAGATCAACAGGGCGCTGATTTGCGGCGGGCATTAGATGCTCAGAGTCAGGGTTCCGCTAGAAACGAAATTGAGGGTAACAATCTCGATCTCGCCAACCGTAGCACTGTATTCGGTGCTCGTCACCACGATGGTGCCCGTGATCTTTTTACCGCCGGTTTCGTCCAAATACAGCTCAACGGCTGCATCGGCCTCGTCCGTTGCTTGGTTCACATCCTTGATCAGGTCAAGTTTGTCGCCAGAACCGGGAGCGTCATACATGACTTCGATGGTGCCCGACCCGCTGATCAGACCACCAACATTGGCGCGATAGGTAGCGCCTTGGGAGGTCACGTCGTATGACTCCTTTTCAACGGTCATAGACCAAGAGCGCACAGCAGCAATCTCGGAAAGACCGCCGCTACCAGCTTTGTCAAAGAAGACGGTGCCTTGTTGGCCGCGATAAAAAGCCATGATCAGATGTCCAGAGTGATGGCGCCGTTGGTCACGAAGTTCAGGGTAATGACTTCGATTTCGCCGACAGTGGCAGAGTATTCAGCCGAGGTGATGACACCATCAAAGCTGATTTTCTTGGTGCCAGTGGTATCAAGGAACAGCTCAAACAGTGCCAGTCCCTCATCGTTGGCCGTATTGACCATTTCGATGAAGACGTTGGTTTCGTCTGCGCTGCTGGCGGTATACAGCACTTCGCAGGTGCCAGAGCCGCTGATCAGCCCGCCGACATTTGCCCGATAGGTAGCGCCAAGGGCGGTGGTGTCCAGCGATTCTTTCTCAACGGTCAAAGACCAAGAGCGGGTGCTGGTGATGGTTGCAGCAGTGGTGCCCGCGTCGTCGAATTTGACGGAGCCCTGCTGGCCACGGTAAAAAGCCATGGTTACAGATCCTCGAAGGTTTCAAAGGTCAATCTGACCTGTGTTTGGAAGAAACCCTCTGGAGATGGCGTAGCCACCACCTCGGGCCCTGTCGGGGGATCAAAGTGAACCCCACTTACAACGATTCTATTGTAAAGATCGCGGATCCTTTTACCAACGGTGAGGTTGGCACCGGGTCCAACGCCCTTAGCGGAAAAAATATTGATGACCACAACGCCAATAACGCTATTGCTACTGCCGGTTGTGCCGCCCATCGTCAGAAAGCTGTTGTTCCCAAACGAGGTCAGGCATTGAACCCAAGTGCCATTGTTGGGCGGGCTGTAAGCCTGATTATGAAAAACCACCGGAATTACCGGCGACAAAGCCAGCTCAGTTGCCAGACGGCCTTCAATCGTGGAGCGAATTGTGTTGAGGTTGACGGCGGCCATTAGTCCTGCCTCCCAATGGAATCAGCTAATTGTCGCGCTCTAGCCGTCATCTGTCTTGCGACAATGTCTAGCCAACCGGCAGGTGCTTGCTTCGAACGTCCGTCGGCAAGTTCTTGGCCGTAACTGATGTTGTTGTGAACGTGATAGGTATTTTTGATTTTTTCTTGCCCAAAGGAATAATTGAGGCCAATACCGGGACCGGGAGCAGGCGTTGCCGGCGGTTGTGCTTTTCCACGATTTGCTCCGGTTGCAGGTTGCTGTGCGCCGGCGTCATAACTGCCGGTTTGATTTTCGCCAACAACCCAACTAGCCCTGAAGCGTCCTGTATCCACGGGGCTACGGGCTTTCAGTTCGGCGTCAGTTTCCAGCACCACCACCCGCATCAGTTGATTCAGCTTTTCCTCGCTGTAATCACCGATTTGATCGAGCCTGATGCGCCTAGCCATCGTTAAGCCCTCAGGAACAGTTCGACCGCAATGGCGGTGTTGTCTTGTTCGATGACGTTAATTTTTACGATCTGATGCACAATGCTGCTGATAACAACACGATCAGAAAGGCTAGGTGTAATCGTCAGATCAGATGCGGCAATGATCAGCTTTTTGTCTTGTTCGTGAACCAGCTCGTTTAATTCTTGCTTGCGAACGGCGTCAACAACACCTTTGATGGTCGTGTTGGTTTCGGTTTCGGTGATCGCTCCGGTCGTCGTGTTGTACGCACCGCCGCTGACTTGGCGATAGGTCACGTCCCCGCCAAAACGGTTAATGACCTTGCTGGCAGTTTTACGAAGCGAGGTTGCAAGTGCCATAAAAACAGATTAGGCGACCTGAACAGCCGTGACAATAATGCAAGGCACAGAAGGATGAGCGGGGCCAGAAGTGGCAGCAGGTAAAGACTGGAGACTGGCCGCCACGTTAGTTGTTGACCAAATCAATTCAAGATAATCATCGGCGGCAAGCTTAAGCACATAATTCACGCAGCCAATTACGTTGCCATCAACGCCTCCGTGTCTTGCAATGATGCTGAATTTGCTGTCAGATGCTGTTACGTTGCCGCTAGAGCCGCTGTCGTTTTTACGCAGCCAAACGTTAATGTCGTGAATTTGGGAGTCTGAATTTGTAAATTGAGCTGAATAAGTGATGCTGTAAACACCAGCGCGAGAAAAGGTAATCCGCGAACCAGAGGCAATGCTGATCCCACGGCTGTCTGGATCTGTTGTATTGATGCCGATGGAATAATCAGTATTTGCCGCCACTGCGACCTGATCCGTGGTGTCATAAAACGACCCCCACAGCATCTGATTGCGTACGGTATCAAGCTGACTGGTAAACGGATTGAGCTTAAAAGCCATTGCTCAGCTCCGAGTTACGGTCAAAAGATTATTGTTTCCGTCGTAAGTCATCGTGAGTGTTGCCACCACCTTACCGCTAGAGCCACCACGCTTATACGTTGCCGTCAAAAGGTTGTTGGCGCCATCATATGTATTGATCACATAGTCATGTGATGGGATGCCTAAACTGCCCCCTGCCGTTGCATCACCACCACCGGGGATTACATAGGCCATCAGATCTTGTAAGCAACGATTTTGCCGCTAGTCAATGTCACGCTGGTGAACACGCCTTCAATCTCGTCGCCCTTTCCCAAAGGTACCGAGGTGAAAGCATTTCCGCTTGCATTTTGGACCGTCGCAGCACTGATCACGGCGTCGGCCACGGCATATAACTTCCAGAACCGACCGGTATGGGCTGCAGTGTCGCTGATGTACTCAAAGCCGATGTTGTAGGTGTCGTTTTCAGCCATTGTTAGCTCCTGCGGATCGAAAAATTGCCTGGTCCACTGATTCTAAGGCCTGTCAGATATCTTTCAAAAATTGGTGGCACACGATCAGCGCCCGTGGCTGGGCTGCTGGCTCCAGCGGTGGTCACACTCAGACTGCCAATACTCACGCTCTTGTAATCTTCCAGCCCGCTCAAAGCAAGTCCGTCTTTGTTGTTATTGAGATAAACGGCCAAGACGCACTGAGCCTTCTTGACTTGATCGGGGATTTCAGTATCTGTGTAGTAATCAGTGGTGATGCGAAACGGAAAGCCAACGGCGTAGGTGTTGATATAGGTGTCAGGCTTGCGTACACCCGTGCGCGGCCATTGCAGAGCTTGGGTATCGGTAGCCCGAGCACCAAGAAACCGCTCACGATCGAGGCGTTGGGTAGCAGTATAGAGTGCTCGGTTTTTTTGATCTGTCGTTGCAGTGGCCCAAGCCGTTACGTCATCATCCTGGACGAATCCTTCAATCACCAGCTCCGCTGCTGCCAGCGTCAGGTAGCTGTTGGCGTTTGCGCCGCCCACTGTTGCGTCGATTGTTATTGCCATCTGTGGACAGCGGTTGGTCTGGAGTTACTTCAAGTTTAGGCTCGGGCTCCGCCATAGAAAAAGAGGCTCCAGCCGTAGCCAGAGCCTCCCGTTCACGCAGTCGCCGGAAAGCGAACAGCCCCATCAGACGCGCTTCAGCAGCACGGTGATGATCACACCAGCCAGAGTGGTGGTGGTACCAGTCACATCGAGGGACAGGCGGTCGCCAGCCTCGAGGATGAGATGGGCAGCGGTGCTGGTCAGTTCACCAGAATCAGCCGCATCGAACTTCTGCTCGGTCAGAGCAGTGCCTTTGAGGTTGATCTTGGTGGAACCAAGCAGGTCATCGCCAGCGGTAGCAGCTTCGGTGCCTTGGCAACGACGAATCGTGCCAGTGACATCGGAGCCGTCATTACCAGCGGTGGCATGCACCTCGCGGATGCTGACCACTTCGCACTTCACCGGAGCGGTGAAGAACTGGACATCGGCCACAGAAGAGGCGATGTAGTGGGTGGCAGTGATGTACTGCTCAGTGGACAGTTCAAACTGGGAAGGTTGTGCCATGATTAGTTACCTCAATCCATGTTGGAGGTATTGGTGGCGCGCACGATGCCGAGGTTCTTCAGCTCGTACACCTTCGACCAGTTGCTCACGGTCTCCAGCTGAGCGCGGGTGGGGTTGGTGGTGGTCACCCCCCACTTTGCGCCAACGGGGTGATAGCAGTAGTGCAGGTCGATCGACATGGCATCGCTCTTGGCGAGGATGTCACGGTCGGTCTCAGTCTGCATTGCCATCTGCTCGCCACTGGCAACAGCGCCAGCAGTGAAGAAGTAGGTGGCATATTCGGTCGAAGAACCGCTGCCATCGGTCTGCACATCGTCAGACACGATCACACGCAGGCCCATGTAGGTGGGCACGCTCACGGGACCGTATGCGGAGGCAATGCTGCCACCCACAAAATCAGTCACGCTGGAGGTGAGACGGGCATCAGTCTCGGTCACGTAGTCGATCGCCTTACGCTCAACCAGGTCGTAGTAGACCTTAGAGTGCATGGCAACGGCAGCCAGCTTGTCGCCCTGGTCGCCCAAGAGCGCGCGGGCTTCAGCCACGTGACGGGGGCTCAGCACAGTCGGGGTATCGCCCGATTCGCCGTCGATGGTCAGACCAAAGAAGGCGGCAGAGCTGCTGGTAGCGCCCAGGCTGCCGAACACACCGCCGAGGCAGGACAGCAGGTCCTTCTGGCGCTGGTTGGCAACATAGTCGGCAATTTTGGCACCGATGGCGGCCATGGGGTCAGCGCCTGCTGCCAGGGCAGCAAGGTCGCGGGCCTCGAAGGCACGACCGCGGTGCAGGATCACGCCGACTTGCTTGTCAGCAGTGATTTTGCCGGGGGTCAGACTGGTGCTGTCAGACAGCACTTCAAAGTCGCCGGAAAGGTTGGCTTTCCAGAAAGGCACGTTGATAAAATCACCGCCCTCCGTGGCATTCAGCTCAGCCATCGGCTGCACCACACCGGAAGCCAGGAAGGCATCACGCTGGGTGGTCTGCTCGATGACATACGGCGTAAATACCTCGGGGATGATGATGTCAGAGCGAAGAGTCGCCACGACAAATCCTCAAGATTGGTTTACGGTTGTGGGCGTAGCCCCAGCGGCTCGGCGTAGCCTTGCGCACTTACAGCTTCATCTTACATCGATTTGGCTGCAGCTTTCATTCTCTCATACAGATCGCGGTCGGTCCGGAACAGTCGCGATTGCTCAGTGAGGTTGAAATGCTCAGGCGTGAATGGATTTTTCAAGCCGGTCGGCATTTCGCTCGAGCCTCGATTAGTCGGTGCCCCGCTGCCCTGGGGCTTGGGTTGTTTTTGCATCCATGCGGGCAACGTCTTTGCCCATTCCTGAACCGGAATGCGCTGGTAGCCGTCCACCACCACGACAGTGCCATCCTGCTCGCGTTCGATCTTGTCGGCGCTGAGCTTGGTCTTGAGGATCAAATCGGGGTCGTGCACAACATCTGCCAGCGCTGACACTGCAGGACTGACAAGCTCTAATTCCCGGACGCGTGCTTCGAGCTCAGAGATCCGCTTGTCTTTCTCAGACGTGACTTCGCGGAATTGCTGCTCCAATGCCTGGCGAGCTTCGTTGTACTTGCCTTGGCTCTCGAGTTCTTCTTGCTCTTTGCGGCGCTTGAATTCGAGCAGCTCGTTGATATCGACACCATCCGGCACGGGTGGCGCCTTAGATTTCAAGTCCTTGATCTTACCGATCAATTCGTGATTTTTGCGCTCAAGCGCCTCGATGCTGCGTTTCAAGGCGGTGAGATCTTCAGTATCAGTCGCCGTAGGCTCCTGAATGATTTCGTCAGACATGAATGACCCGTAGGGCTATTTCAGACGCATCTTAACTGATCACTTTTTGCCGCGCTTGCCCTTTTTGGGCACGCCAGCTTGGCGCAGTGCAATCGCAAGTGCCTGTTTCCTGCTCTTGACGGTCGGTCCTTTGCCTGGTCCAGGCTTGCCGCTGTGCAGTTGACCGGCCTTGAACTCGGACATCACCTTGCCGATCTTGGCTTGCTTTTTGCTCATATCTTTAGGCATCGATCTTGCCGTAACGGCGACGCAACTGATCCAAGGTTAATTCCGACCCGTCATCTCGCACTAACTTCGCCATCGCATTGTCGGCGCCATATTCTTTGGTCAGCTTGTCGAAGTAAGCGACCTTCGATTTGCCCAGCACATCGGCCTTGACTGATGCAGGCTGGTCGTAGAGCCACTTGCCATATGTGGTGTTGGCGGGCACTGGCCCATCCATACTTGCCCTGCGACCTGCCGCCGGTGGCACAAAATCGTACCCGGCCTTTTTCAGGCCTTCATAATCCACGATCGGCACCGTGGTGCTGCGGCAATTGAAATGCTGCGGCGGCATCGGTCCTTTGCCGTATTCGAATTCTTTGCCATCGAGTGCACGGCAGATCGGTGACGTCTTGGTGTCGAGCGTGGCTACATACTTGTATTTCTTGGTGATATCTTGGTTGGCCTCATAGACCTGCTGGCTGGCTGTGTTCGCCACTTGGTTGATGCTGGTTCTGACCAGCGCCATGATTTGATTGTCTGCGACAGCAGTTGATTGGCCACCGGCTGCGATCAGCTGCCGCACGGATTTGGCCTCTTCGCCAAACTGCAGAGAGCCAATCAGCTTCTTGGCAATCTGCGGCGTCGTCTCGCCCGACAGGAGCCCCGTCCGCACCGTTTGACTGAATTTCTCGGCCTGATCTACCGCCAGGCCCCGGAAGGCCTTCTCGACGGTCTTTCCGTTGGGCAACGTGATGGTGGTGCCCTGTGATGTAGTCAGGCTGAATGTTTGCGGCGCGCCCTGGACTGCAGCCACCAAATCATCACTCAGTGTCACCACATTGATTTGCGTTGGATCCGTAGTGACCACAGACTCTGCGAATTGCGGGCTGATCTCTACTGTGTTGACCAGTCTGCGCGCGTCTTTGGGCAGAGCTTTGCGCAGCTGCTCGGCCACGAACTCAGACTGCAATTCTGCCAGCCCTTGCAGCTCACTGGTGGCCAGTTCTGTGCTATCGCCCGCCCAAGTTCCCAGGCTCTCTTTGAGTTGCTGCAGAATGCCGCGCAGCCTTGCGGCCTTATTTGGTGCCGACAGCTCATCGATAGTGCGCAGTTGGTCTACGGCATTGATGATCATGTCGTTGTAGGCGTTGATGATGCGTCTGGCCACGCTGTTGCTGTAGCGATTCAGATCGATCGCGTTTCGATACAGCGCTGCCGGTACAACCATCAATCAAGCCCAAACTCTGCAGGATCTAAATCGCACATCACAGTCACATCGGCGCCGCATTGAATAGCCTGCGTGACTGCAGCCATAAAAGCTTCATAGCTGTTGTTGGTACGCTCAACGATTTGAAATTCATCTACCTCTTGGGGCTTGCCCTCTTTAAACCAGCTGAGCCGCACCACAGCGAAGATGTGATCAGGCAATGGTTTGCGGTTATATCCCAGTGTTTGGCGCCGAGGTGGCCGCGGCTCCAAGGGATCTGTGACGTCCACAATGTGGTCTGTCATCATTCTTCGATCGGCGGCATCTCTTCTTCGATGCTGGGCGGTTCAACCGCTGGGCCCTCCATCTCGATCAGACCGCCCGACTGGGTGGCCATGATTTCTTCATCGGTGTCGAAATCGTCGCCCAATACTTCGCCCTGTGCGAGTTGATCGAGCAACGTCTTCTGGGTGATAGTGCCTGCGGTGTAGAGCTGCAGCAGTGCCAGCTGCTCTGCGGGGTCAAGCTTGGTGCCCACAAAATCGCGGTTGACCAGACAGCTGCCAGCCTGCGTGATATTCAAATAATCGGCATGGAACTGCAGACAATTGTCGATCAGATCTTGCACCTGCTGAGCAATCACCATCATGGTGCTGTCGCCTTGACTCCGGTCAATCCGCTTGGCTTCGGCAGTCTCTGCTGACAACTTCTGACCAAGCACTGCAGACAAGCCAAGCTCGTTGATCTGTTTTTCAAGCTGCTCCATGCGGCGGAATTGGGAATCGAAGCTCGACCCACCGGGCTCGATGTATTCGGCGCGCCCCTCTGCTGGGAATGCGATCGCCTCGCCAGGCCCTGCTGATACCTCCTCGGCTGCGGATGGGAATCCGAAGAAAGCCAGCATTGGCACTGCCGAAATGTGCAGCTGGTTGTCAAGATCGCTCTGCACCTGGTACATCTTCAAGTTCAGCTCTGCGATGTCCTCTAGCGGCGGCCTCGAATCCATGAACCCAACGCGGTTGGCGTAAGCCACCGTGAATGGGATCTCAGACAGGCTTGTTCCACCCTGCTCGGTGCGTGCCCACTCAGATTTCTCGTTGCGCTGCCAGATCTCGTATTCACCAGGCTTAAGGACGCGCACCTGGTCCACCTGTTTTTCGCCCCAATCGCCATCGGGCAGAATCACAGATTCGCGCAGGCGCAGTTGAGTCAGGCGCTGCGAACCATTGGCCTGCTCGGTGCGCCACCCGAGGATGTCCCGCGGCGTGTAGGTTACCCAATAGGGGCGACCCTCACCACCCTGCGGCGCGTCCACTAGCACACCTACGTGTCCGTACCTGACCAGCTTGCGGGCGGTCTCGTAGGTCCACACGTTCAGGTCGTGGCCCTGCAGATCAACATCAAACAGGTGCTCACGCACGATGTCCTCGACATTTTCGAGCCGCACCGGCTTGCGGGTGAGCATGCCTGCAAGCATCCGCTCGAGCCGCTGATAATACGGCGGGCACACGCTGCGTGCCAGGCGGTTGTCATAGCTTTCGTCGAGTTCCCTAGGTTCTTGGGGAAGATATCTACGATGCTTCCTCCGCATGCCGTAGGTGCCCTGCATTAGGTCCTCGATCAGCACCCAATGCGGCTCTTGAGCAGCCCAGGTTGAGTTCGTGTCCCCGACATTCGCGACCCTGCTGAACACGGCACGGTCGTAGAACCTGTATCCGGTGTAAGTCATCCGTCGCGGCTGGGCTTTCTGCGATTCTACGTGAAATCAGTAAAGCCTGATTCCGGTGCCGCGTCCGGCATTTGCGTGGAGTGGGTTGAACTCGCGCCAGACCAGGTATCCCAGCGCGTCATTCATGTGGTCAAATCCTGCATCTTTATCGGGCTCACCTTTGTCTGTGTAGCTCTGCAGCTCCAAAGATTCGATCAGCCGAACACACTTATCGAGAATCTGGATCCTTGTTTCTCCACGCCCATTCTCCAAAAGAGCCTGAACAGCAGCCACGCGATCGCGTATGGGGGGATTGCTTCGTGGGGATTGATTTTTAAACCCGTAAGACTCCAGGATCGCGATGTCCGTTTGCGTGGCATTGGTGCTGCGATTTCCACCCGAAGCATCTGGGTACATGTAGACCGGATGCGCAGGATATCTGGCCCTGATCTCCTTGGCAATTGCGTCGGTGTCATGCGCCCCGCTGACTTCATCTACGACGAGCAGCTCATTGCCACGGCGCACGGCGATCACGGCTGACATATTGCCCACGTTGAAGTCGATGCCCACGCGCAATGGCTCCACGGCTGCGCTGTCATACGGCGTCTGGGTGACATGCTTAGCCCGGTTGAACCGGTCGTAGACCTGGCCGGTGTTGAGATTGACAAATTGACCATCGAGGTACGCCCTAATCAGCTGCTCGGGGTAATTGGCCATCAAAGAGTCGATGAATCCCTCTGGCAGGTGTGGGTTGTCCTGAGTGCGCGCCCGTATCAGATGCCTGTCGGGGGCAGTGTTTTTCTCAAATGTCTCCCAGGCCCACCCAAAGCCCTCCGGCGTGGTTGCCACATAGAACTGCTGCACATTGCCCGAGCGCAAACGGGCTAGTGCCATCCGGGCCGCTTGCTCGGCAACGCGTCGATTGGCCGTGTCTACCTCGTCAAAGCCGATCGCACACAGGTTCTGGCCCCTGATGCGGTTCCAGGTCTCCATGGTTCGCAGCAGGATCGTGTGATCACCCTCCCTGAAGTGCAACACATATTCGGGCAGTGGGCTGACCCTGAAATCAAATGGCAGCCCCAGCCACTCGAGCATGTCATCTAGAGAGCGCATCAGAATGTCGCGCAGCATCGGCGCGACAGGCTCAAACAGGGCAGACACGTAGCCAATATTGGCCGCGGCGATATTGATGGCTTTTGCACACAGGCCATACGTTTTGCCTGCGCCAAATCCGCTGACCAGCCCAAGGATCCGGTGACCGGTGTTGCTGCAAAACTGCGCCTGGTGTGGCAGCAGTGTGCTGTTGAGCTTTTCGAGAATCTCTGCTGAGTTTGGCCCGCTGTGGCTGGGCCCGGCAAGGATGTTGCCACCGGCGACATAGTCCAGGATGCCGGGCATTGTGTTCTGCGCTGTAATGGCTGTGATCTTAATTTAGGATCATGTCTGACATGTCTGATGTGAAAGAATTCATCGACATGGCAGCGCGGTATCCGCTGCTGACCCAGCAGCAAGAGATCGAGCTTGGGCGGCGCATCCAATTGTGGCTCAAGCACCCAGATCCTCCACGGGGCCTGGTCAGATCGGGTCGGCGCGCCCGTGATCAATTCGTCTGCTGCAACCTACGCCTTGTAGTGGCAGTTGCTAAGAAGTACCTCAGGCGCATTTCGGGCACGAGCATTACTTTTGCCGATCTGCTCCAGGAAGGCACGATCGGCTTGCAACGTGCTGCTGAAAAGTACGACCCTGAATGCGGCTACAAGATGTCCACCTACGCATATTGGTGGATCCGCCAGTCGATCACCAGGTCGATCGACATGAAAACCGGCATGATCCGGATCTCCAGTGGTGCCAAGCGCAAACTGCAGAAGTTCCGTGAAGCAGCAGCAGAAGGTGGCACAGTGGAACAGATTCTGGACCGGGCTGGACTGACTCAGCGTGATTTGAAGATCGTCGAACAGGCCAGCATCTGTTACAAGGTGACCTGCTTGGACGGGCTCGATCTCAACGCGATCTAGCGCGGGCGAGCATAACGCCGTTGTTGGACCAGCCCCATCGCTCCACGGTAGCGCCTGTTATTCACTTTTACTTGAGAGAATGTCTGTCTACGTGCTGCCGCTGTAGTTGCTTCTTTGGTAGCTGCATCTTTTTTGGCCTTAGCAATCACAGATTTATCGGCACCTGCTTTCTCAAGCTTTTTGACTTTGCGATTGGCATAGACAGATTTGCCCAAAGCCGCATCATATGGTTTAAACGCTTTGACATTGCTCACCAAAAGATTGCTGCCCGCACGATCCTCTCTGTCGCGGCTAGCTGTTGATCTTCCAGATTTGCGAGTGCCACCACCTTTCACAGTGTGGCCAGAATTCTTGATCGAGCGAATTTGACCGCCGCCTGTGCTGGCGAAACGACCCCTGGAATCCCTGCGCTGCGCCATCATTCGAAAGCCTCCGACTCCAGCTTAGACCATTCGGCCTCCCAGGCTTCAGGATCCTGATCACGCTCGAGCAGCACGCAGCAGATGTAGTTGCGCTGCTTGGGTGTCAGCTTGTGCAGCTCATAGATGGCAGCGCCAAGTGGGATCTTGTCATCAAAGCCGGTCAGGGTCAGCACGATGTCGAGCATCTTGGTGTCTTCAAGCTTGAAGCCGAAGGCATCGCTGAAAAAGTCGTGGGTGGTTTCGAACATGGGTTTGTGGGTGATAAGTGAGCGGTGAGCGCCTCAGGGGCGCACCAACTGCCGGGCAGGCTTGTGGAAGGTGATCAGCTGGCCGTAGGCACCAACCGGCACGGTGATCGACTTCAGGGCATCACCCCAGATGAAGTCGTAGAAATAGAAGTCGGCGGCGTCGCGCTCACTGAACCAAGCCCGAGGCTGAGCTGCTGTAACGGCAGCCTCATAGCTGGGATACTCGATCATTTCACCGGTCTCAGTGTTGGTGGTGTAGATGTCGCCGTTGCCTGCACAGTGGATGAAGATCATCTGGTACTCCTGAAATGGCAGGGCCTGTCGCCTGCATTCATTTAGAATATCAGGACCGATCACGAAATGTCAAGATATCGCAGACATTTTGCAAAATGGTTGGTATGGATTGACAGCTATGATCGTTTTGAAATTTAATGATTTCAAGAGGCGAAAGCCCACCACATTTTCCAACCATGACCACTTTCGAAATCGCTCAAGCTCTCGGCCAACTCAAGGGTCGTCACTCCATCGCCTGCAGCGAAAAGGGCTATTTCTCCGAGAATGGCACCCGCATCTCGAAGGAACGCGCCATGGCCGTGCTGACCGCTCTCCAGCAAGAAGCCGTCATCGGCGCATTTTCGGCGCCCGCCCGTCTGTCTTTTGAGAAACTCAATGCAGCTACCCAGGCTCTCTTCTTCCAGCTGTGCGAGCAGATCCAATCTGCAACACATGATGCCGACATGATTGTCGGCGCCAAGATCGGCAAAGACATTCCCAGCATCGGCCTGGCTAATGCACCACGCCTGACCAACCTCAAGAAGGCTGGGATGTTCGAGCACGGCGGCAAAGGGTGGCTGCAATTGACCGAGCGTGGCCGTGCGATCTTCTTGGCTACTGTCTGAATTGGAGAGCCTCCAGCCCCCTAAATGGGGGCTTTTTTGTGTCTGGCCCTCCGTGGCCGTTCTAGATGCTCTCCGGTACTCTGTGCCGGACAATCCACTAGAGGCATCTTCCTGGGGCTTCTAGACATCTCTCCGTGCGCATCAGCGCTGGGCGTGCAGTCCTATGAGCAAGTGCATCTCCTTGTAGGCACCCAGGGCGACGCCCAGATTGCCATCCTCCTGAGCCTTGGTTGCCAGCGCCTCGAGCCTGATGAGTTGCTGGGTCATGAACTCACTGCGCTCGATCGTGAGCTCTTGCTGTTGCTCGTGCCTGATCTCCTGAATCAGTTCATCCGCAGTCTCTGGGTTGATATCGAGCTGCTCATTACAGGCGGCATTAATCCGCCAGCGCGGCCAGCCCATGTCCATCCACAGCCGCAACTGCGTCTTGAGCTCTTTACGGCGCTTGGGTGATAGGGCTGGCATGCCTGAAGTCTACTGACCTTACTACATACATAATGTTTCTTTTTTTTCCCCTAAAAACCCCCCTTCTTCCCCCTTTTTTCCAAAAATATTATTTAGTAAGTTGTAAAAACAGGTAAACGGCCAATCGGGACGGGCAGATTGCTATTACATATTTTTACAGGCTCATACTGATTGTCTCCATACTGTCTTGAACTCTCCTGACAGATCCTTACGCGTCTTGTAATATCCGAGCGATCTCAGGATCCTGTTAACCCTTGTAAGTGTTGTATGGTTCTGTCGCTCCAACGGAATCTCCAGACAATCGGTCAGAATATCGCTGCTGAGTATGTACTCCAGGCGCCGAATTGATAGCCACATGGTGATCTTGTCGCGCCAAGCATCCTCTGCGTACATGCCTCGGTTGCGGGCATTATTGACCTCTGTTTCTTGCTCATCGAGGAACCATTTCGCTCCCGCCAAATAGTCACGGCGAGCGCTGCTCCAGATCCTGTCGCGCAAGTCCTCGATCTTCTCGGAATCGATCTTCTTCTCCACCGTGTAGATCACAAACCGCCGGTTGCCGGTCTCATCAGAGAAGAAGCCATCGTGCTTGTTGGTGGTGCCACAGAGCACGAACTGCCGCGGCCTCTCCTGATGCCCTTTGCCATAAGCCTCGCGCACAAGATCAGTCTTGCGGGTGATGAAGTTCTTCAGCCCAGCTGACTCGTGGTTCTTGATCCCACCGTCCAACTCGCCCCATTCCGCAATCCAGCGCATGTGCAGGCCCACGATGTCGTCTGCATCCTTGTTGGACTTGATGAAACCCTCGTAGAACCAAGGCTCGCTGGCCAGGGTGTTGTAGAAGCGTGTCTTGTGCAGGTGCTGATCACCAGCCAAGATGTGCACAAAGCCGCAAGGGCAACCTGGCTCATAGATGCGGGCCACAGCAAAGATCAGCCATTTACGCAGAGCGCTGTTGTCGAAATCGTGGGCATCGCCACCAAGGAGCTCGCCTGCAATATTTGCCCAGACTGCATCAGGCAGCGGATCCGTGCAGGTGTCCAAATATTGCCGGATCGGGTGGTAGGGACGGTCGCAGGCCGCACGCAACAGCGCATCCTGCGCAGTTTGGGTTTGCACATCAATGCCGCTGTGTTGCAGGTCGATGTAGGCCAAGCGCAGCGCGGTCTCGTCCATGCAGGTGCCGTCGATCTCGATGGCACGCTTCAGGGTGTTGAACCGCAGGGCACCACCCAGGCCGTTATCGATGATGTGCTTAAGCTCCAGCCCGCGGGGCTTGACCAGGCGACCAGTATCTGTGTGATGTTGCCCGAGGCGCTCGTACCAGGGCAACTGCGGCAATGTGGGACCCTCCATCCGCACGGCGGCACGTAGAGCATCCTTGGTGGCACCATCTGCGATCCAATCCGCGATGTCATATCCGTCGTTCGGGTCATCCCAGGCGTCGATGTTCGAGGACTGCGGCCAGAGCCATCTGGACCCTGGGAATGCCGCGGCCAGACGCTGCATGAGCTCGATCCCAGGGCGGTCCCTATCTGGACACAGGATCAGGCGGTTGGCAGCAAACTTGGGCAGGTCGGGCATCTTGGACTTCCAGGAGCCGCTGCCATTGGGCACAGATGTGACATGTAGATCCATCGCCCGTAATGCCTCGGCGCAGGTCTCGCCCTCGACCACGAACACCGTGGCGCCAGACTCGGGCAGGTCCTCATACCACAGCGGCAACAGGTCATCGGTCTTTGTGCCCTTAGACCAGGACACATCTTTGGGGCCGTACGTGTAATCGATACGGCGGTGCAGGCTGCGCTTGCCGGCAGGAGTGAAATACTCCCACTGCCTGGTGCGGACAATCTCGCGCTCTGTGTGGCGCTTGAATGTCACGCACTCGGCGTCATCATTGATCTTCACGCATGCCCAACCATCCGCCACGATCTCGCCCACCTTCAGGTGCGGGTGGCGCTGCATCGGGCTGCAGGAATTGCCGATGCGGCAATAGAGCAGGTCATCCTCCCACTTGCAGCCACTCGACGTGCGGCCACAGACAGGACAGGGCGTTCTCGTGCTCGAGAGCATGGTAAAATAATTCGAAGAGCAGGATTCGACCCCGGCTTGGGCTGGCACCCACCGGGGTCATTCCGTATATGACACGGTAACACGATCCGAAAGGAGCGTCACAGCATCATCAACGGAACGTGCCACGCCTGCAACACCACCGGCGCAGCGCAGGCGATCCAAAAAGTGCAGCTGGTCCTCGCGAACCTTGCCAGTAGGCGTCTTGATCTCGATGCCACAGAAGACAGCCACCTTGGAGCCGACCATCTCGGGTGTGATCTCTATGGTCTTCCAGCCCACAAGGTCAGGTGAGCCAGGATGCAGGCCAAATTGCACCATACGACCGTTTACATCACGCAGAGCGCCGCAATGATTTCGAAAAATCGTGGAGCCTGGGCACTTAGCCGAGAGCGCCAGGCGAATTTCGTTTTGCAGGACAGTCTCTGGCTGCACACCCATAGCTCAAGTTCTCGGCAGCTTGATTAACTGCCCAGACGGCGGCAGCACGCTGCACACTGTAAGCGTGCGAGAGCTGATGCACAACAATCAGCAGCTCGTCCTTAGTCATAGTATCCGCGGCGCGGCGGATCCTCTCCATAAAAAGATCGGTCGAAATCGAGGGCTGAATCGAGCTCATAGCACCATTCCAGAAAATCGACCGCATCGATGTCGTCGGCGTACTCCGACTCTAGGTAGGTCACAGCCACGTTGACATCGGGGCGTCGAGAGAGCAAAAAAAGCAAAAGTCGAGTGAACCAGGTCATGAAGGTTTGATGTTGCGTAGATCGTAGACGGTGATCAGACGGTGAGTAAGTTGCACGCAGACGTAGGAGGACTCGCAGACGCGCACAAAACCGCGCTGCCAATCTGCACCCATATAGACCTTCACCGGCGTGCCAACGCGAATCGCGCCAAAGTTAGGAAACATCGGCCAGAATCAAACGACGAAGGCGCATGCGCTCTGCCCAAGTTGTGTATTCGACAAGCGAAGCATCGGCACCAGGCTCGGGCTCGGCAGGCACCACAGCATCTGCAACGGCGAGCAAGACACACTCCATCCGACAGGATGAATCGATGATGCACTCGTTGTGCCGCGGGTGCCAGTATTCGGCCAGGCAATCTGCAGGCAGGGTCATCGCAAAGACAGGTACATGAAACCCAAAAGCAGTGCGCCAGCAATGCACAGCAGCAAGGTGATTTGTTCTTCCATCAGCGCTGTGCCTGCATGGACTCCAGATTCAGCACGAAAAGCGCAAAGGCGGCATGCGTGCGAATCGCGTGCGGGCCTGGGGGAGCCATAGGATATGACTCTGCCCACCACTTGATGAACAGTTCTTCGAGCTCGGGATAGTTAGGGGTTTCCATCTGAGAAAAACAGGTTGAGACCGCAAACAGAAAATGTGCCTAAGTAGTCGGTGCCGTGATGCACGTCATAAAGCACCAAACCGCATCTGCGATGGGGCTTGCAAGCCTTTGTGATCGTCAAACCACGGGCTGCAGCTACCTCAGCGATGCGTTTGAAGCTGATGTTGGGTGCAAACATGGCGACCAGTGTCATAAGCCATCGCCCACACACCGAAGATGATGGCGAAGATGGCGAAGCGGTTGATCCAGGGGTTCATGAATCTTAGGGCAAAAAACGGAATCAAGGGACCCGCCTCAGGCGGGCCGCACCTCTGCGATTGCGAATTGCCGACCGTGCTGGGCTGCCCAGGTGCCGAGATAACGCTTGAGCTGTTTGGTTGCCAGCTCAAGATTGCCGCACCAGGCCATTGCACGGCCATCATCGGTCACGATGGCGTGGGTGTAGGTCCGCTCAGTCTTGCGGGTGGCGGTTTGGCCGTTGAGGGTGGTGACTTGGAAAGTGGTTTTGGTCATGATTTGGAGAGCGGTGGGGGCTCTTTGCCCCCGATTTACATATCAAAACACTTCAAAAAAATCAAAGCAATCATGAATATACAGCTTGTAACATGTCTATCATTTGCGCGACTTCATCACCGCATATGCCCAGCCCGGTTTGTACCCACGGTCTTTGGCGATCTGCAGCAGTTCCTCGAGGGTGCGCGCTTTACCCACCTCTTTGCGCCTATCCTTTGCAGCGGCTCTTTCCTCGGCTGCAGCACGGCGGGTGTCTACCTCTATAAGGTCCGCTTTGACTTCCTTGGGCAACTCTCGGGCTACAGCATGCACATGTCCACAAAATGGACAAACGGCGGCAGGCCGGTGGACCCCATAGCACGACGGGCAAATTCGCACTGCCACGGCGCGCAGGTCGCTGCGGCTCTTAGGCGCGATGCCTTGCAGATTCCAAGGGCGCACATCACAGGGCAGTCCATGCGTTTGGGAATTGCCTGCACAGTCCAATATCACGGCCTCGCGATCTGAGGGTCGCAGGGCGCGCCCGACCTGCTGCAGATACACGCTGAGCGAAGCCGTAGGGCGCAGCAAGATGGCGCAGTCGCAGGCGGGGACATCGAAACCCTCGGAAATCAGGTCTACAGACACGAGCACCCGTACATCGCCAGATTTG